CTGTTGCTGCTGCATTATGTGCTGCTCGATATTTGCAAGCCGGTCTGGTTCCTGCGGTTGCTCCTGCTGTTGGGCAGGTTGCATCTGTTGATCGAAGTCGGCAAGGATGTCGTCCAACGACTCCTCTTGCTGTTGTGGTTCCTCTACTACTTCTGGTTGTGCCTTTTCTTCAGCCATGATTACCCCTTAAAAGGTCGATGATGTATTGTTCACCAGCTTGTCTGCCGGAATCGAAAATCCACTTCTTATCGGAAGTGTCTGTTGTCCACCTCGGAATATTCGTAACCTCAATATGGTCAAGCAGAGAGGAAAAGTCCGGGGTCGATCTGAGGTGGCCCAGGAATTCCTGGAGGTGCGGGGGCAACTCCTGGGGGTAAGGCTTGTTCAACGGGTTGTTCAACTTGTGGTTGCTCCTGTGATAGATACGCCTCTAAATCCAAAGCTGGATTGGCACGCCTTAATATGTCTCGTCGAATGTAATCCAGATCGAGTGGGCGACCGCCCATTTCAACTATTTGCGGATCCAACTCCATCAGCATCTGTAGTGCCTGGAACTCTTTCTGTTCCTGCTCTCTACGTTCGATTGGTGAAGATGAACCGTACACTTCGATAAAAGCCTGTTCCGGTATATGGGTGCGGTTAACATCCACGTATCCGGCGTACTGCGGGATGAAGACAGAAGTCTCCCCCATACCCTTACGCAGCATAGAAAGTTCCATCTGAAGGAAACTCACCAGGGTTTCGGTAAAGCAGGAGGTGTAGTCCACCGTCCTGGCTTGTCCGCGCACCATCTCCTGATCGATCGCAAAAGCGGTCTGGTGAGATTTAGTCTGTGCGCCTAATCGGGGAGATGACACACCGGTCAACTCTTCATACTGTTTCAACAATCCCAGGTATATATTAAATAGCGCACTCGCGTTGCCTATACTCACCGGTTCCGGTTTAGTCAGCGACATCCACAAGGCACGGGGTTCAATCTGCGGACCCCCCTGCGCTTTCCAGTACTGGTCATTCGGGTCAATCCAGACCGGAGGTTCTGTCTCCAGAATCTGTGCCTGCATCGTCCGGCTGAATGCTTCAGACGCTGCCATCTGAATGGGTACACCTTTCATAAGGGGGGAAACCCCGTATGGACCCAAATTCTCAAGATGGTATACACCAGTCAGGAAGAGTCGAAAGGGGTACGGGTTCTCCCGATAACGCACAACTTGCAGGTTGGATCCCATCGCCAGGGTAACAATGCAGTTAGGCAGGAACGCATCCTTCCCGCTTCTGGGGATAACGCAATCTCCCTCGTACTCCATCAACTGAACGTGACCGTCTTCCGTCTTGAGTTTGGATACATTACCCGGCATCCATCCACCACTCATCGTCTGCGTATCCTGACTCTTAGCAGCCAATTTCAGATCGGTTAATTTCTGCCGGTAAACGCGAATAACAGACGGGGCAATCATCATCCCCTCTCGAGCGACCATCTGGGCAGAGGTATCTAGGTAGGTATTCTTGATGTCTCCGGGAACAAGTACTGGGATCTCCTCCCGTGACCGGAAGGTTCCGCGATAGTCATTCGAGAATACTTCTCGTTTGGCCCAGCGGACATGACCGACGAACGTCCCGTATTTAAACGCTTGTGTATTTAGGCAGTCCACAGCAGCACGGAAGTCGTACTGTCCGTGGAAGTGGGCAAGAATTGCCTGGGTGAGTGCGTTTAGGTCGGCTTGATCGGGGGTGATAGGAGTCGCTTCCTCATCCCCGGAGACGAGTAACGTAGACTCGACAGCGCGTAGGTATTCGTCCGTAACTTTAGCGTGACAGCGGAACCATTCCTTTTCCCGTGGAAACAGGAGTCGTCTTGCGTCCGCAGTCAGCACTTCCAGTGCCTGCGCCTGTAAAGGAAGTTCCATCTCCGGCATCCAATCGGTGCCGGGACGCTTTTCCCGTGGAGCAGGTTTCATTTCAACCTGACGGTCAACTTCCTTCCACTGCTTTTCCAGGTCTTTTCTACGATCCTGACGTTGATCCAGATCCGATTTTATAGACTCGGCCAATCTGCCGAAGTCTCGTTTGTCAAAGCGTCGAGCCAAGATTAAATACCTGCTGGTTATCGTCTAATAGTTTCTGTGCGTCTTCACGCGATAGTCGTAGTCTTTCGTAACTGGATACACCGATTGAATCAAACCTGTACTGCGCCATTTGCATCTTCTCTTCTTTACCTATTGCGTAAACAACTTTCCAATGCGGTTCATCCCTATCCTTGTCCGCATGGGAAAACTGTTCTGCGTAGTAACCGTCTCCACTTCGCAGTGCCAGTTTTTGGAGGTTGTCGTAGCCTGACCGACTCAGGATTTCACCAAACTGTGTTGGAGTCATGTTGCACGCATACTCATAACGGGTTTGGTGTACCGGTGTACCGGCATCGCCATATCGGTAGTGCCGTAGCGTTTCATCATCAGACCGTACATGGTCGATTTCATCATGTCGTCTCGTACTGCAACCAGTTTCCCTTCCTTCCTGTGTAAATTACGGAACTCGGAAAACCATTCGGACAGATGGGAGAACACGTAAAAGCGTCCGGTCTTCATCCGCTCAAGCATTTCCATTACGATCGGCTCAATCGGCTGTGCGCCACCCTTGTCCTTGTCGTAGCGTGCAGAGATACCCAGCATATTGACACCGGCATCTGCGTAGTGATCGCGGAGTGTTTTGCCTCCGGACTTCTCCCGGTTCAAACCATCATGGGGCCAGCTTACGGGGATGTAGGATCCGCGCTTGCTGATTGCATCCGCATGGTAGACCGGTGTTTCGTTGGCACGCTTGTAAGCATCGTACACGTAGACCACATCGCTATCGCGATTCCAGGCTATCCAGACTGCTGCTGCCGGATGGGAGATCCCGAAATCGATTCCGCAGATTCGACTCCAGTGTTGGGGGATTTCAAAAGCGGGTACGGAGATAGAGTTTTCATCCACCGGAAAGACCCGACCCTCGCCCATCATCGGCACACCCTTGGTCCTGGCAGCTACTTCGTACTCAGGATAGCTCGAGATAAAACGTGCCTTGTCTTCTTCGGACAAATGTTTGGCATCGTCCCACGTAGCGGTCTGGACGTAGGTGCCTCTTTTGCCGTCTTCAAAATGACGGACCAGTTCTGTCTCACCAAGCAGAGGCGTAAAGGTTACATAGATCCTGCCTTTGGAGGTGATGATACGGGTCAGGCATTCTGAGTAGATCCGGTAGTCATCCGGTTCCTCATCGATCCAGATCCAGTCCGGTGCCGTACCCTGGAACTTACGCCAACCCTGCTCTGCGGTCTTGAACACAATCTGGGATTCACCCACCTTATGCTTAATACGCACCATGTCCACAACATTGGACACACCTGCCTGGCGATAACTCACCTTACGAATCGTGTCTGCCGGTATCAGTCCCGTGCCGATCGGATCACCCAGCAACTCTTTCTGGCATATATCCCTACTGGTTTCGTTGGTTATTGATACCACCCAGCCCAGCGTAGATCTGCGGAATCGTTTACCTTCCCACCCTTCCGGATAGGCACCCGTGGAAAAGCAAGTAGACAGGTATGCAGCCGTTGCCGTCTTGCCAACACGGTTGGCTGCCTGCAACATCAACTCTTCATTATCCAGCGTGGCATCGAGAAACTGCTGTTGCCACCGATAAGGTTTCCAACGAAAGAACTTTCTTCCGGATATTCTCCGATAAACCTCTTTTAACGCCTCGTCTTTCGATAACTCCACTTATGCGCCGATCAGCTTTTTGTGACGACGGATAACTTTGTCGCGCATATCAACAAACTCGGCAGTAGAGATCTTACCTGCTTTCTTTTTCCTTTGGAGTGCTGCGACCTGATTCTGTCTCCAGGCACGGGCAGTGTCTCTGGAAGAACCAGTTTTCATGGCACCGGGTTTAGTCCCCGTAGGAATCTTGGTTTTAGCTGCGGATGTTTCTGTTGTTTTGTATGCCTTCTTGACCGCAGCCTTGTAAGCGGTTTTACTTTTTGCCTTACCAGCTTTGGAACCCTGGATAGCTTTCGCATACTGCTTTTCCAGCGCGGATAGTTGGGATCCTGCGCCACCTACTGCAAGACCAACACCACCCACCTTACCAACCGTCTTACCCTTGTACTTGGCAGTCTGCCCTACCTTCTGCCCGGTTCTACGGGCGACTGCGCCACGCATTGCACCTCGAGCAGCAACTCTGCTCGATATCTGTTTTCTAACTTTGGCCTTTTGTGCTGCGGATAGGCCTGCCCATTTACTCGCCATTTACGTTCTCCGTTTACGTTTTCTTTCTAACCCGTTAGGAATTAGGAAACCCATAATGAGCGGGATCAGAAAAATTCCCGCCAATAACCAACCACCGGCCTCGATAACCAATCCGACCAAAGGCCAGAATCCCGTTACGCACTCACTCATATTCCCGCTTCCGATCGGTGTGGCTTGAACCACCGCACTGCTCACAAAAGCAGTTGTCGTGGCAGCCAAAATCTGTGCAGTCGCACCCCCCAGAGAGGCACTCACCGCAGACGCAAGGCCGACCGATCCCGCTACGATCGCTGACTTCTTGAGTGTCGTGCATCCGACTAAGAGACAGTAGGCGAGGACCACCAACCCGTGACCCATCCAACTACGGCGACCACTACCAGGACGCCTACGGCAACCCAGAATTTCTTTCTTCCAGCGGATAACTCTTTCCATTTGTCCATAAAGACTCCGTATCTATAATATGTAGTTGATCCAGACAACCAATCCGATTGGTATACCCAGGATTAAAGCGATCATGCAAACTGGGAAGATGAATTCTTTCCAACTCATACGGTAAAGCTATTCCCACATCCGCATGACTGTGAGCCAGTGGGTGGTGTGAAGTGAAACGAAGGTCTAAAGGGATCGCTATCCCAGTCCATAACTGCGTCACCCAATAACTCCAAAGAGGTGGGGTCCGAGAAGATTGTCTCTGACAACATCTCAGCACCCGGGGGAATATCGGTGGAGGGAGACAGCTTTATCTGGTAACCAGAACATCCACCACCTTCCAGGTGTATTCCCAGGAAACCTTCCCCCTGTAGGGTCTGGTCTACTTTTCTTTGTGCTGATTCTGTGATTTTCATTAATGTCCTGCACCACCGCAGCCTCCGCACATACCACTGCCACCCTGTCCTTTGAATACATCGGAGAATACAAAAGTTGGGTTGATTCCAGAGGTGTCGTAATCGATTGTTGCCCCATCCATAAACTGGTATGCAATGGGATCGACAACAAGGTACGGTGTTATCTCCGTATCACGTTCTAACTTCTGATCTGCAAAAGTAAGGCTATGAGTCATGCCAGAACAACCTGTACCTTGTACAAACGGTCTGACAGCTACCATGTTACTTTCGATGCACATGGATTCAATCTTATCTCTCGCAGATTCTGTTATCGTTATAGTCAAGAGAGTTGCATCCAATTAGTTGCTTGAGACAACTTATCCGTTAAACCACTTCCCAACCATAGAACCACCGATACCGCTGGCCCCCATGATCGCTATTGCAATCCCAATTCCAATCCCACGGGTACGATGGAGTTGGGCCTCCAGCCTTTCGATCTTTTCGTTGTTCTCTTTTACCTGGACCGTAAGTGCGTCCACACAGGCAGACAACCTGCCGATATCGAAATCGGAAACGTCCACTAATCTATAAACCCGTAGGAACGGTAGAAATCGCGGACACCTGCGTAATACATACTGGCTGGATCACCAACCTGCGGGATGGTGTTACCAGAAACCGTATCGGTCCAGGCTGAAAATATTCCCTCGCCGGATGTGAAGTCGGTGTAATCAGAAAAGGCACCCATGTTTCCCAATGGTGCTTCCAGAACATCTGTTCCTGTGATAGGACTAGCCACCACCATTCTCCTTGTAGTTTCGGAACTCGGGATCTGACATCAACCTAACTTTCTTGGCATGGTCGTTCCGCGCCTGACCGATCATGTCCGAGAATCTGTGGGAGAAAAGTTCTGCCTCTCCCTTGGTGTCGAAGACCATAAAGTCCTTCTTATCCATTGCCCAGCCTCGTGCCTCTGCCTCGTCATCCGCACGCATGAGTTGTCCTTTCACCAACCGGATGGAGGGAAAGACAATCCACTGTCCACCAACCTCCCCCTGTTTGAGTGGCGCGGACATGGTGCGGACAGATTCGTATGCCTCGGTCGTAGGGGTAGATGGATCCAGCGCACGCTTCATCCACGATGGAGGGTTATCCATCGAGAACTTCTTGTCTATCTTCCCCGACATCCTCTGCTCGACAGCTTCCATCTCCTCCTGGGTTAACGGCTCATCCTTCCCCTTCATATAAGTCCTGGTCGTGGTTGAATGGGGTTGAGGGATTTCCTGCCCTCCGGTGATGGGGATCTTTATATGTGGCACGGTTAATAACCCTTCTGTTTCTTCTGCACCCGTTTGGCTGCAGCCCTGGTCCGGACGGTCTTAGCTTTGCTCCCCGGATACTTGACCTTGTACCCACCGCGCACTTTCTTGACAGGCATTATGTTTTTCTCTTATGAGGATGTTCCATCCTTTTAGGACGTAGGGACGGGTACTTCTTATATACGGCACGTTTAATACCCGCAGGGTTAGGCGCGTTGTGCGCCAGCTTAATTGCGGACTTGGCGCGAGCCAGAGAGTTAATCGGAAAGGAACCTTTGGGGGATCCGCCAGAGGGTCCGGCAAAGGACTTAACCTTCGGGTAGTTGCCTACGTTGGAACCCCCGGGTTTCTTCCTGGCTCTGCGGACTTTTGCGGATAGGACCATTAAACGACCCTTCTCCTGCGTGGTCTGGCAGCAGTAGTGGCTTTACCATATCCAGGTCTTGGTTTCGAAGCACCGGCTAGACCACCTGGTCGCTTCTTCCCAGTCAAACCACCCAGTCCGGGTCTTCCCTTTCCAGTTAACCCACCAAGTCCTGGTCTTTTCTTTCCAGGTCCTTTTCCATAACCCAGTCCTGGTTTTTTCTTTCCAAGACCACCAGTCGTTCTAACTCTTGCCATTTTCTATCTCCTTGTACTCTGTTGTTGGAATGTTCAGAACCCTCGATAACTCAGCAGCCAGGTTCACATCCTCCTGGGCCAAGGCTTGAATAAGATCGGTATCTGAAACGGTGTGTACGGAGATATCCGTCTTCTCCCGGAACATCCCCAACTCTTTCCCCTGCAACTCGGCTGCTCTGACCGCAGGGCCAAACTGTTTCTCATGGGCAGCACCGTTCTTCAGACCCTCCAGGTCAGTCATCACCTTCTTCTTATCGAATACGATCTCTGCCAGTGCCTGTTCTGTAGACTTATGCAGTGTCTGGATGTAGTCCTTTACGTACTGCTTTTTCAACAAGCTACCCGCACCACCGGCAGCATTCGCCGGGTTTCCGCCTGGGTAAGCAATCTTGTAGCTTTTGGAGGGACTACCGGTTTTGGCGAACTCCTCACAAAAACGTCTCTGCTTCTGCGTGAGTCCGAACTTGTCTCTGGATGAATTCATAAGTAGATGCAGTCCTTGCACTTCAGGTCTATAGCTTGGCGGAGAGTCATGTGAGTGAAAAAGTTGTGAGTTGGCTGGATGTAGTGTGGGTACTATAAATACGCACGCACGACCAGGGGGGGGTGGCCGTCCCTTTTTTCACAATAGCGTGACATTGGCAATGCTTAGGTTTGCCCTTGTTTTCTCGGGTAAACGTGCGATCCCTTCAGGTTGGTACCCGGGCTGACCCTGGTTCGGACAGTTCAGAACCGGACAAACCAACCGGAACCAGGAACCGAAGAACCCTGAACCCGTCTGTATGAATGTACGCAATCGATCGACGATTGCTAGCACCAACATAAAATCGCTCGCCCTGTAGCACTCTGTACCCTTACAGGCATTATCGTAGTCCGATCCGGTATAAACAATCGTGATGTATCTTATTGGTTTACTTGTCCCTTATTCGGGTACACTTGTTATCCCATTAAGACTACAGGAGTATTACAGATGAACTACGGATTAAAGATGACGTTGCATTGGTTAGCTTGTGTAGCACTACTTAGCTTGACCGCTTTTTTTGATGCTTACTTTGCATTGATTCTTGTTGGCTTTGCTGGTTGTGCATACGTAGCAGTGTTACCCGCTTTGGTTCTCAACTGGAGAACGAAATGGTAACAGCACACCTAACATTAAAGAGTAGCAACACCAAGACCGGCCCTATACCGGTTAGTACAGTATCGGAAGATAGCTGCCCGGATTGTTGTCCGCTCAAACGCCACGGTTGTTATGGTGATGGTGGGCCGATCCGGCTGCACTGGAATAAGGTCAGTACTGGTGAACGTGGTACTAGCTGGGCTGACTATGTTGCCAGCGTGTCCGCTTTGCCCGATAGCACCCTATTCCGTCATGCACAGGTTGGGGACTGTCCTGGTGACGGTAAGCGGCTAGACCGGGCAAAGTGTATCGCGCTGGCGAAGGCGTCTAAGGGTAAGTCCGGTATTGTCTATTGTCATTACGACATGACTGGCGAGTTTGAAGGTAAAGCTATTGCCAGACATAACCGGTCAGTAATTAAGGCAATGGCAAAAGCCGGGTTAAGCGTAAACCTGTCCGGCAACAATCCACACCACGCGCAGCGGTTGTTGGAATTAGATATCGCGCCAGTAGTAACCGTGCTACCTAGTGATCATTCAGAAAAGCGGTTTGCGATCCCTGGTGGTTATCCGGCTGTTGTCTGTCCCGCTACGTATAAAGACAACGTGACCTGCTCAACCTGCAAGCTTTGTGCTGTTTCCAAGGTGTCCGCACAAAATGGTGTCCGCCCTCGAGTGGTTGTCGGGTTTCCGGCGCATGGTGCAAGTAAACGTAAAGCTTCATTAATCGCACGAGGTAACCAATTATGAACACCATATATATGGTCGATGATTTACCCGGCATCCAGATACGCTGGACTGGTGGATCCACGTTTAACGTATTTATAGCCGGACACTATAACGGATCAACCAGTCCGGATGGATGGACTGCCGTCGATTGTTTCACTGTTTATGGTGATGACAAGGGGAACCCGCCCGATGCATCACAAGCTAAAGAC